GTGGCAGGCCACGCACGCAAACGGCAGTTCCGAAGAGATTCCTTGGCGGGGGGTATTTGGGGCATCTCTCATCGTTTTCCCTTTGTTTTCGCAGGTTTCCGTAAGTTTTTCGCCACCTTTTCAGCTGCAGGCGTGGCGTGTTGCCCGGTCCACTCCCCCAGCGCATCAGGAGTGAACTGCTCGCGCATCAGCTTCGCTCTTTTGTGGATCGCTTGTTTGCTCACGTCATACATCCGAGCGATGTCAGGCGCGGGCAGACAGCCGGGGAGGTCGAGCGCCCATCTGACGAGTTCCACGTGCCGGCGCACCGAGTACTCGTCGGTCATGGCCAGCGCGTCGATGAAGGCCTTAAGCATGGACCCCACGTGTTCCCTACTTATGAACGAGTCCGTCTCGATCCGTTGCTCTTGCTCGGTTGAGTTCCAGATGCGGCGCCAAGGTTGCACCTCGCAGACGCGTCGAGGCTGAACCATCTCGCGGTAGGGAAGCACGCCCGCTTCCCGCATCTTGTCCTGCGTGGCCTTAGGCAGGGAGAAGTACCAGGCATCGAACGACCGGGCATCCTTGGCAGGAGCCTCAAGGTCGTGCAGTTGTTTCGCCATTACGGCTTAGGTTGCCCATCTTCTCTCGGTATCAAGGTACAAAGGTTGAGCCAGTTGCCGTCCTCACGGAAGGAGACCATCCCGTGCCGGCGAAGTCGGTAGACCAGGGACGACGGCTTCCCCTTGTAGGCGATGTCTGCCGCGATCCGTTCCCTCAGCTGAGGCGAGGTCAGTAGGTCCGGCCATGTGGCCACGACCTGACGGAGTCCGTCGTTCTTGTCTCTCCTCTTCCTTGCTGCCTCTTTGGTGGCCTCGCGGCGAGCGGCTTCCATCTTCTCGGGCATCTCTCTCCAGGCCTTCAGTCTGATCCTAGTCCAGCGGCGCTTGATGGCTAGGTAGCGGAGTTGGGAGGGGGTGGCCTTCCTCGGGTTGGGTTGGGTCATCTCGGTAGGTTAAATTGGACAGTGTTCAAGGGCGTCCCGACGCTCCAGCGGAGGGGGTAAGCCCGAAGAACCCCTTATCGTAAGATAAGGACGGACCTTGAGTCGGACCTTGAGTCGGACCTTGAGGGGGTAGGGAAAGGGGGGTCATAGGGGGTAGGACGGGGATTGACCCTCAGTCGGCCTGAAAACGCCTTGGCGAGGCCTTGGCGGGTCTGGAATCGCTATCCCTGCGGGCGGGTCTGGTCTCCGTCTGGGCAGGGTTGGCCTCCTCGGGGGTGGCGTACTCCCATCGGACGACCCCTTTCTGGCGGGCGTGGCGGATGGTGATCTCGTTGGCGAAGTCGTCGGCGTGGTCCTTCAGGCCGGCACGGCCGCGGCGCTTGGTCAGGGCGAACTTGAACACGGGTTCGTCTCCTGGGCATCTCTGGAGCACGGCGCACTCGCGTGCCCAGTTGGTGAGTTCTGAACTCCCGCTCCCTGCGTATGCTAGGTCGGCAACGGTCTGGCCTTCCTTGTCCTTGGCCGAGCGGGGCTTGGTCGTATGGTGGACGGCCATGAAGACGGCGCCGGTCTCTTCGAGGACCGGGTTGATGCCGTGGCGCAGGAACTCGGTCATCTGCTTCTGATCGGAGACCTCGATGCCGCAGAAGGACATCAGCGGGTCGCAGGTGAACCAGTCCGCGTTGTGGCGGATGATTAGTTCCCGCATCCGTTCGATGAAGGCAGGCCCGACCGAATGGGTGTCGCGGTAGATGTGCAGGTTCTCGTCGAGTAGGCGCTCTTCGTCCGGGTAGAGCATCAGGCCTTGGCAGATGGACTGGAAGGCCTGCGCGACATCCCCGGCGTCGTTCTCGGCCTGAGCCATGACGATACGCAAAGGCCGCTTGGCTTGGATACCGAAGAAGGGACGGCCGACGGCTAGGCAGATGAGCAGCTGAAGGGTGAAGGATGACTTGCCCACGCCTGACTGCGAGACGAGTAGGAGCGAGCCGCCCTTGCATAGCCAGCGGTTACCGACGAGGCAGGTCGGGTCGTTGTCCGCGTCAAAGGAGCGGAGCAGGGACAGGGGCATGAGTTCGGCCTGATCGCGTGGCTTGGCTCTGCCCTTGGCGGCCTTGAGTGACCCCTCGGTAAAGGCGACCAGGGCTTCGGGGTCGGCGTCTTCCTCGTTGGCGTGGTCGTAGAGGCGGGACGCGGTGAGGCTGATTTGCCGGAGGGCGGCCTTGCGCTTGATGAGGTCAGCCCATCCGGGGTTGAAGACGGACGCGCCGACGTTGGTCGTCAGTTCGGAGATGTAGTGGGCTTCGGCCGTTGACCTGGCTTCGCGCAGCTTGTTGGTCACGACCAGTTCGTCTGGCGGGACGCCGGCATCGGAGAGGGCCTTGATACAGGCGGCCGTGTCCTGATGCTTGGGCTCGTGGAAGTCCGAAGGGATCAGGCCTTCGGGGAGAGGGAGAGCATCGCGTAGGAGGACACCGAGGAGGTGGCGTTCCGCGTCGATGGCGGAGGGGAGAGGCATAGGGAGGGAGGTGGGGTTTGCCGATGTGCGTCGGCTTGGTCAAATGTTTTACCGCTTGGCGATTGGCGGGCCGTAGTGGTCCACGGCGCGGAGTCGGTTGCTCTTGCCGATGAGGACGCGGTAGCGGACCTTGACCAGGGCGCCGATGTCCATGGCCTTCTTGATGTAGATGGACGCGGTGTGGCCGGCCTTGAGTTTCCATTTGGCCGCCCACTGATCGCGGGTCATGTAACCCTTGGGGGGCTTCACGGCGCTGCGGTTAATCTCGGCCATGACGGCGAGGAGAACCGGGTCATTGCCGACGCGGGTGTAGAGCATCTTCTTGCGGGACTTGGGCATGAGCTCAGGGGGTAAAGGTCTTAAGGTCTTTCGTCCAGATCCATTGGTCGCCCATCTTGTGGACGAGCCATGCCTTGTAGTCTCCGCCGGCGGTGACGAAGCCCGCGACAAAGCCTGAGCCCCATCGGGCCGTCGCCAGTCTCTGAGCGCTATAGGTCATCTCGTCTTTACGGCATAGGCATCCAGCTGAGAAGGCGTTGCCGCCCCCGTGCTTGGTCAAGGCAATGCTGGCGAGGTTGTGTGTATGCCCGTGGATGAGAGCACCGCCGTAAGGGGCGTAGTGGAGGCCTTGGAGAACGGTGGCGTTGGCGCCGTGTGCATATCCGTGTATCATCGCCACCGGGCCTAGGCGATAGACGCCCTTGTCGGCGTGGTAGGGGAGGATGGTCCGTGCTCCGCATTTGCGGGCGTGGGCGTTGATGTGGTCCTTCACCCCTTGGCAGTAGTCGCGGACCAGGGCGGAGCCGGCGCCTTGAGCAGCGTCGAGTCGGTGCTCGTGATTACCCCACAGCCAGACGTTAGGACGCCAGCGGTCGAAGAACTGTTTTCCATCGTCGAGGTCAGCCTGGAGGGACTCAGCGCCTTCCTTGTCCGTGCCGACGCCTTTACGCAGGGAGCGGAAGTCGTACTGATCTCCACCGGCAATCTTGAGGACGCTGCTCCCGCCGAAGTCCTTAGTGAACTCGTAGAGCGCGGCCAAGGCCTCGGGGTCGGCCATGTCGCCATGACTGTCGGAGGCGTAGATGAACTTGGTCAGCTTGCTCATTTGGTCAGGTGGGGGATGGGTTCGCCTTTGTCATAGGCCGCAAGCATCTCGTCGCGGTGACGGCGGGCGGTCTCGAGGTCTTTGCCCAGGTTGTGGACGATGTCGGTCTTGCGCCGACGGATGCGGAGCCACCAGCAGTCGCCCTGCTTCTGGAGGTGGTGGTTCGGGTTGTCGGTCTTGATGTAGGCGGGTTGGTCCTTTCGCCCGGTGCGGGTATACTTCGGACAGGCGAGGAGGAACGCCACGCGCTCGGCGGAGATGCCGATGCCCTTGGCCCATGCGATGGTCTCCTCCATGGACAGGGGCTCTTCCATCGTCAGAGATTCCACGTCTTGGCCAGATGGCGCCCTTCGGCGAGGATGCACTGGCGGGAGTTAGGGGCGAAGACGAACTCCTGGTCGAAGGAATGGAACTGCTTAATCTCGCAGATGCTGTCGAGCTCCTCGTCGTTCGCGGGGCCGATGCCGGCCGTGGAGACGTAGACGGTGCGGACCTTCCAGCCGAGGTTCCAGAGGATGGACTGGGACACCCGCAGCTCGTTGATATACCGCCAGTCAGAAACGACGACCGTCTCGGGGGCGACCTCATCGGGGCCCATCTGGATCGGGACGAAGTGGGCGAGGTTCTCGGCGAAGACGTCAGGGTTAAGGGAGCGGGCGAACTTGCCCAGGGTGACGAGCACGTCCCGATGTTTCACCTTAAAGGCCTCGTTATGGAAGTCGCCTTCCAGATTGAGCGACCAGAGGAAGTCGTTCGCTGCGTCCTTGAGGTGGGCGGCAAAGGAGGTCTTGCGCGACGGCCGGCGGGACCATTCAAGGATGCCCTCGGCAAGGGAGTCCTTCCCGGCCCTTGCGAATCCGCAAATTAAAACGAGTGTGGGAGGGGACATTATTTTTTGTAGTAGGAAAGGACGGCTTTGCAGACTTCCATGAACTGCTCGACAGTCATATCGTTCTTGCACTGGTTAACTTCGGGAGAAAGCCATTGAAGGTTGGAAGGCTCGTTATTGCCTCCCTTAGACACGGGGATGATGTGATCTAGCTCAGCGGTCCTGTCCAATGGCTTCCCAGTCATGGCGCATCGGCCACGCTGACGCTTCCATATCCAGAAAATGGCAGACCTGATTTCCGCCACGTCGCCCTGCTTGGTTCGCCATACCGAGTTCTTAGCCCTGGTATGGAAGAAGCGGCGTTTCGAACGTTCGGACTCAACGGCCCGAGCGCGATCCTTGTTCTTCTCCCTCCAGCGCTTAATCGCTTCCCGATGGCTATCGCGATTCTTAGCCCGCCAATTTGCTTGGGTCTGCTTTGCCTTTTCAGGGTTGGCCTTTGCCCATTCCTTAAGCCGGAGGATGGAGGCGACCTTCTTGGCGGCGGCGGTGCTCATTCAGCGTTGGCCTTACGCAGCGCCTTGGCCATGCGGGCGGCGATGCGGGTCTGGCGGCCGGACATCTTGACCTTGCGCCTGACGCGGCGCAGTTTGATGTCGGGGTTCTTGAGCAGGGCCTCGATGAGGGCTTCCCGCAGCTTGACGTGGTTGTCCATCAGAACGGCGGGTTGTCGGGGATGGGCTCGCTGACGACCGGGGACTGACTTCCGCGGGGGTACGTCATCTTATATTTATACTGAGGTTTGCCCTGCCATTCGCCATTAGCCTCGACCTCTACGCCGACTAGGATGGTCTGGCCGCAAGCGGGGGCGATGTACTCCAGGTACTCGGCAGGGGTCGCGTCTAGCCTGATCTCGTTGGTGAACTTGCCGGAGAACTTACCGACGAGCATGGCGAGCGCCTTGCCGTACTTGGTGGAGAAGTTCTTTGAGAGGCAGAAGCCCTTGTCGTCTACGAAGAAGAGGCGGGCGGAGGCCGTGCCATCCTCCCAGACCTTGACCTTGTCGGTTCCCTTGGGGCGGATGAGTTTCAGTTTGTACGTTCCATTCTGGGAGATGGACGTGAGCGGCGGGCGGTCGTTGTTTTCGGTGGTCATGGTATTAGGCGAAGTTGATAGGGGCGGCGGTGGTCGTGGACTTGATGTCGATGACCTGAATCTCCTGAGTGTAAGACGGCCAGACGCCCGTGGCGCTGCATTCCTTGTAGAGGGTGATGGCCTTCTCGAAGTCGGAGACGGCATAGGACATCAGGTCGGGGCCTACTTCGCATATCGACCAGGCGAACGGGGGCTCCTTCTCGATGAAGAGGAATCGGAAGCCGAGAGGGCGACGGCCAGTGGCGAGCTCGTAGACGAGTCGGTACCAATAGGCCTGCAGGTTATAGCGATAATTGCGGATGCTCTTTAACATACCAGCGGGAGTCGCTTCACCGGCGCCTGTGGTCTTGATGTCCCAGAGGTAGTCACCGGCCACGCCGTCGATGGCGGCCTTGAGCGGGACGCCACAGTAGTCGACGTGGTACATGACTTCGGTCGCGTCAAAGACGACGCCGTGGGTCTTAAGCGCGTGTCGGGCAGACGCGGCGACAAGATGGCCGAGGGCTGACTCCTCATAGTCGAGGATAGTCTTGCCGGCGTTGGCCGTGACGAACTCGCTCCAGATAGCCTTTCCCTCTTTAGTCCGCCGATCACAATCCGGGGCGGTGACGTAGAGGTCGTCGAGCGTCTTCGGTTCGAGGACGGCCGAGTGAACGAAGGTGCCGAACTTGAGGGCCTTGGTCTCTTCCTGGGGCGTGTTGATGTAGGCCTGATAGTGGGCAGGCGAATTGCCGACGAGGACTTTCGCGGCGGACTGGTTGAGCGCTGGGAAGGCGCGGTATTCTTTGCGGTCGTGGATTTGGGGCATGATGTGCGTTTGGTGGAAAGGGTCAGAGGGAGGCGGTGTTCTTTTCGATGTGGTTAAGAAGCGCGCAGACGGTGATGGCGTCGGCAGCGTTCTCGATCAACAGAAAGGTGTGTCCGATGCAATACAGTGCAGTGCCGTGGACAAGGGCGTCCTTTGGCTTATCCGCGTTGGCCTTCTCATCCTTGAAGCCATACCGAAGGACGCCGGTCTTGTTGTCCTTGGACGGGAAGATGGTGTAGCGCTGGCTCATGGGTCAGAGGGCGGCGTCGTCTTCGCTCGGGTTGTGCTCTTCGACGTGCGCCGAAAGGAGGTTGCAAAGGTCGATGGCGTTGTCCGCGGCGAGGGCGATGCGGTCGAGCTGATTGCGGAGGACGCGCTCATGGGCGACCACGGCCTTGATGCGGTCGTAGATGGGTTTGACGTGATAGGCCTCCTCGATCTTGTCGGCGTCCAGGGCGTCGAGCTCGTTGTTGACGGCGATGATGGACTCGGCGAGGGAGTTAGCGTCGCCAGCGATGCCCTCGAAAGAGTTAGGGCGGAGGGTGGCCAGTTCGCCGGCTAGTTGCGTCAGGAGGTTCCTGAGGTATTCGCGGTTCGTCATTTGGTGAAGGTAAGTTCTTTGACTTCGCCGTTAGGTGCGAGCGTAAAGAATCGGACGTCTGACCGGGAGAGGGACGGGTAGGTCTTCCGCTTCCACGCGTTCAAGTCGGTCATGAAGTCGGCGGACTTGCGGGCGGTCATCTCGATGTAGGGGAAGCCGTCCAAGAAGAGGAGGAGGGCGTATTGATTTCGGACGGTGGCCGCGATCTTCTCTATGCCCTTCGGCAGGTCAGCCATTGTTGCGGGCCTCCTGCCATTCCTGAACAGCGTCCACGAGTTCGGACGGGTCGATGCGTTTGGCGTGGCGGATACAGTACCAGAGTTGGTCGCCGGCCTCGCGCATTCCCTCCAGGCGTTCCTCCAGCTGCTTGATGCGGGCGTCCTTGGCGGCGCTCAGGTTCTGGCCGTGCATGGCGCCCATCGCGGCGGAGATGGGGTCGAAGGGGTTGAAGTCCTTAGGGTCGCTCATTTGGTCAGGGGGCGAGGGGTGGGGGAGAAGGCAGGGGCGGAGGGGGAAACGGCCGCAGAACGGAAGCCAGAGGCCGCCACGGCACCATCGTCGTCCAAGTCCACACTGATGGAACAGGCGGTCTGGATGGACTGGCGGCGGATGTAAGTGATGGCTCCGCCAATCTTCTGAGCGTCGAGGCCCTCGGACTTGACCATCAGTCGGCCGAAGTCGAAGCGCTCGCCGGAGGTGTGGAGGAAGGCGGTCGAGACGCCGACCTTGCCCTCTTCGGAGATGAGCGTCTGGATCAGAGCCAGGTTGTGGTCGAGGAGGACTGGCTTGATGGCGTCGAGCAGCGCGTCGAGGGAGACGTAGCGGTTCTTGAAGCCCGGGTTGACCTTGTTGGCCTTGACGTTGTCGAGCTGCGCGAGAGCGGCGACCAGGTCGGCCGTCGCGGTGTTGGGGGATGTGGGTTCTTTAGGCATAGGGAAAGGGGAGGTCAGTCCTTGCGGATCAGGTCGCGGATATCGGCCTTGCCGATGGACTCCTGCAGGACGGAGAGGGAGACTTGGCGGACCTTGCCGTCGATGACGATATTGTACGCGGGGCCGGAGGGCTTGAGCGTGCTGGTCAGGGGCTTGGCGAGGACGCCGTCGGGCAGCAGGATGTAGCGCGTGCCCGGGATGACCGCGTAGGCCTGAGCCTCGGGGATGTTCTTGATGGAGGTTTTCTTCATAGGTTGGAAAGGTTACAAAAGGGAGGGAAGGGTTGAGTTATGTTAACTCAGTTGATGGCGCCGCGGGTGGCGGAGTCGAAGATGAGGAGGGCGTCGGCGTTCCACAGGGTGACGTCGACCGAGGGGAACAGTTCGGCAGCGCGGGCCTTGAGTTTGTTCTTCCACTGGGTCGTGGTCAGTTCGCCCTTGGTGCCGCAGGTGTGCGTCTTCTGCCAGATGGCCGGCCGGATGCGGTGGATTTTCCAGCCCATGGCGACGGCGGCGCCGTAGAGGACGCCCGTGTTCCACATCAGTTTGCCGATGGCCGAGCCGGGGATGTTCTTGCCCGCGAACAGCGGGGGCTCCTCGAGGTAGAGGCTGACGTCCTTGGCCTTGCAGCTCAAGTCCGCGAGAAGTTGGCAGACCTCGACATCCGACCCGGGCATCTTAGCGCACTTGACCGGGTCGCCTTCAAGTGACCAGACGATGCCGCCGTTTACGCCAGGGTCGATTGCTACGAGGAGGTGCGCCACAGGTCGAAACTTTCAACGGGTCAAAACCTTTTGCGAGCGGAATAAATTAGCCACGCGGAAGGCGTAGTCGTTCGCCCTGAAGTCTCGGCTGCGGGCCTCCGACCATCCGACATTCCAGACGAGCGCCATCTGTTCGGGGGTCGGGTCGGTCATGCCGAGGCGGTGGAAGTTCGACCTGATCCAGCGGAGGTGCGAAGCGGCCACCATGTCCTGCGCCGTAGCGTCGCGCCACTTAGACCAGGGGAAGGCGTAGTGGCCCTCGGCCTTGAGGCGGGCGGAGGCATCGTCCCAAGCGGCCTTTCCGACCTGATACTGGCCCCGCTCACCGGCCTTGCCGATGGCCTTGCGGTTGTGCCCGGACTCGACCGCGGCGACGGCCTCAAGGAAGGCGGCGTCGGTCTTGGCTTGGGCGTTGAGCCCGAGGAGCAGCAGGGCGACGACTGAGAAGCGCTGGTTTAGGGTCATAGAGGTAGTCCGTTTATGGTTAGGGTTCCGTCGAGGGTTATTTCGTATGTCTTTCCTTTGGTTGAGTTGATGCTGATACGCACTATACCCTTTGAGCTCTTCGCCAGTTTTAGGTCTCGTTCATGTATCTGCTTTTTTAATAATGCGATTTTACGCTCTCGGGTTTGCAAGGTTGCTTCGACCTCCCTGTTAAGGACGAAAGGGCCGTCGGTCTTCATGGACGCGACACCAGCGATGATGCTATAACGGCGAGGCATACTATACGCGTCTCGGGACTTGTGATCCGGCGACCTCGAAGCCGTCGAGCTCGTAGGAGTATTGGATGCCGACCCAGCCACCGGCGGCGGCGTAAGCCTGGAGCGATACTTTCACGGCGCCGTCCTCGTGCAGGGCCTCGTGGTAGTGGTGCAGGAGTTTCTTCATGCGGCCGGAGGCGATGGCCGTCTTGTTGGAGCAGATGTCCCCGGTCAGGATGCGCTCGTTGATTTCGTATATCTCGGAGAGCAGGGCGACCATGCCGTCGAGGTGTTTGAAACTACTCATGAGGGTGAGCGTCGGGGGTGATGACGCGGCCTAGCATGATGGCGGCGTCGATGTCGGCGATCTGCTTGCGCAGCTTGTCATTCTCCTCGAGCACACGGAGCCATCGGGCGTGGTCGGTCTCGGCCTCGATGCGCCAATAGTTCACGTTGCCGGCGAGACGCTCGGCCTCGGTGCGGAGGTTCGCGATTTCCTCGGACTGGTCGACGATGATGTGCGATTGCATGGTCAGGGCGTTGTCGAGGCGGTCGGACATGGCCTTGAGGGCCACGGCGTTCTTGTGCAGCTGACGGGCGATGCTCCAGGGGAAGAGCCACCAGAGGCGGGGGAGGGAGTCGGGTTTGATGATGGTCATGGGTTGGTAGGGGCGGTGGGAAGGGTCAGGCATGGGGAACTTGAGTCATAATGAATTCAACGTGGATTTGTCCTCCATCGTTATCGTCGAACTCCTCATACTTAACGACGAGCATGGTAAATCCAAAGAAGTCCTTAACCAGCGGGTGATTGGTACGACGGAATGCCGCGCTGTCTTCTCGCTCAATTGCACCAGCAACCCGGATGCCATTGACCCCAGATATTTGCATGGCCTTGACGTAAACGTGAAGCGTCTCGTCTGGGTTAAGGTTTATTTGAATGGCCCTAGGCGCGTTAAGAATCATGTCTTTCATGGTCTTACTTCGTGCGCTTGGCGTACGGGCCGCGGCGGTTGAGGTTCGACCAGGGGATGCCGGCCAGCGCGATCCATGTGCGGACTGCGCCGACGGAAACGCCGAGGGCGAAGGCGGCATCGGCCTGAGACTTGCCGGCGGTGTTGAGGGCGTTGAGTTGCGGAAGCGTCTCGGCGAGACGGCGGGCGGCGTGGGGGAGCACCGGGCGGGACAGCCTGATGGGGCGGTCGCCGACGGTGATGATGTCGGTGGGTTCTTGGTTCATGTGCGGTTTGGTTTGGGGGAGATTACTTGTCGCCGCGGATGCGGACGAGGGAAGGGTGACGGAGGGAGGCGTCGGGGGTGACGCAGTGGAAGGCCACCTCGGCGGTCTGGCCGATGACCTGGGCACGGCGGGCGAGCAGATCGCGGCGGGTCTCGTTGCTCATTCCTGTCCCGACGTTGACGTAGCGACGACCGAGGCGGACGACGATGCGGCCAGCCATGCCGGCGCACTTGCCTTCGCCTTCGACCACGTCCACGACCTCAGCGTCCACGGTGTCGGAGGCCTTGAGTTTCTGCCAAGCTGCGGAGCGGACGCCGTGGGAGTAGTAAGCGCCAGCGTCTTTGACCATGACGCCCTCGAAACCTTGCGCCGTGAAGTCACGGAAGGCCTCCTCGGGCAGGACGCCGACGAGGGAGGGGACGAGCAGGAGGGAGCAGGGCTTAGGCAGGGCGGCCTCGAAGATATCGGCGAGCACCTTGCGACGTTCGCGGTAGGTGCGGCTGCTCATCGAGGGAATGTCGAAGACCCAGAGGCGGGCGTCGAGGGCCGGTGCTTCGGAGCGGATTTCCCCGACGTCATTGAAGAACCCTTTGCCGGCGACGGCTTCGCAGTCCAGCGTCCAGATTCCGCGGAGAGCGCCGAAGAGGTCGAGCACCTCCTGGGCGAGATGGTCGAGGGAGGCGAGGCGATTGCCACGGCGGGAGGCGAAGGAGACTACGCCGTTGTCGAGGTCGGCGGTGACGATCACGCGGACGCCGTCCACCTTGGGCTCGACCGCGTAGAGGGCCGGGAGTTCGCCGCAGTAGGTCTTGGCGAGCATGGCCACGCCGCGAGGAGCGGAGGGCTTACGGGTGGAGGGACGCACGTTGAACTGCGCTTCGACCTTGCGGAAGAGTTCGTCGAGCATGGCGATCAGCGGGCGCGGCGGATGACGGCCTTGGCCTTGACCGGCTCGGGGCCGTTGATGGCGCGATACAGTTCGGGGCCGTAGAAGGTGACGGCGACGAGCCAGCCGAAGGTGAGGAGGAAGGTCAGGGCGATGAGGGCTTTCATGTGCGTGGGCGTTAGGCGTTGATGGAGCGGGCGAAGGCGTTCGTCTGATTGACGAGGACGATGTAGGCGTCTTCGCAGTCGTTCACCGCGGTGTGCAGTTCTTCGATGGCGGAGAGAGGCGCGCCGGAGTTATAGGTCTTGCGGACCTTGCGGATCATGGCGTCGATGCGCTTACGGAAGACGGCGCATTCGGCTTTCATGTCTTCGAGCTGCTGGAGTTTGGAGGCGGGGGTGGTGGTCATGTGTTGTGCGGTTGTGCCCGACTACATTCACCGACCGAATGCATTCAGTCAAACACTTTAAATCGAAACCTTTGACAGGCATAGGGTGCCCTCCGGCGAGGGTACCAGGGCGACCGGCCCTAACAGACCCGGCGCAAGGGCGGCTCCCGCGTGAAGCCCGATAGTCCCAAGCCGCCGTTAAGGTCCGTTCTGGGGTTAACTATGCCCTTAGGGTTGCCTCCGTCAAGGGGCAATAGACCCCCTTGGCTTGCCCTAGGAGACGCTTTGACGGCGGGAACGTAAGAAGACCGCCACCCCTACCCCTAGGCACCCTACGGCCAAGGCCCAGCCTAGGTCGCGGACGGACTTCAGGGCCATCGTCGCCGTGCTCATGTTGCGCTCGAGGTCGGCGGAGTCGGATTTCAGGCCAGCATCCGTCACGATCATGACCAGGGCGTCAGTCGATTGCAGCTGGTCGAGGACGTAGCCGGCGATGTAGGCCGACGACAGGGCCGAGACTCCCGCGAAGCCGGTGAGCAGCGTGACCGCCAGCAGAAGGTTACCGCTTCCGCTTGTTGACTGCTTTGCCTTTGCCATGGGGTTTCGGTTTGCCGACGACCGCGGCGACTTCCTTCTCTCCGCGGGCCTTGATGTATTTCATCAGGTAGTCCAGGCATTCGGGGGCCGCGTAGCCGGCCGCACCGACGACGCCCATCTTCAGGCCCGGGCTTTGGATGTGGTCTTGGATGCCGTAGCCGACCAAGGCCGCAGTGATCGCGGCGGCGAGGACACGGCGCACGACCCAGCCCAGGGACACAGGTTCGGTCGATAGCAGAAGGCGGGCCGTCATGGCTAGGCCGCCGAGGACTGACGCGACGACGCCGTCCTTGAGTTCCTTCGGGATGTCCTCGGGGCTGATGGGAGGGGGAGGGCTCATGGGTTGATGACGGTGCGGCGGTAGCCCATGCGCCAAAGGGACTCGGCGATGCGGGTCGCTCCGGCCTCGACCGCGTCTTCGTCGAGAAAAGGATACGTGTCGTGAATCAGCTCGTGGACGGCCGTGTCGATGAGCTCATGTTCAGGCTGACGAGGGTCGACGTGGATGTCTCCGTAGCCTTTCCAGCAGTAGCCGAAGGGTGTCTTGCATTTCGGATCGTGCGAGGGCTTTGCCTTCCCGAGGATGCGGAAGGTGAAGTGAGGCTCCGCGTATTTGACCGCGGGCGGGTCAGACTTGGGGCGGGGCTTGCTCATCGTCGGCAGGGGTGGGCTTGTTCACCGAGTCCCTAACACGGTCAGCCAGCCACCACAGCCCCAGGCCGCAGGAGATGACGAGGGTCGCACCGGCCGCATATTCAAACCAGGGCGAGTCGATGATGAAGGGAACCGATCCGCAGAAGGCGCCGCAGAGAAGCAGGGGCAGACCGATGCGGGGGCCTAGGAATGCGGTCGTCAGCGCACCGATGACGGCGAGGCCGGCACCGACGAGCGTCCAAGTCTGGGCGGAGGCGTCCTTCTTCACGCGCTCGACCTCGGCTTGCAGTTCCTTGATGCGGGCATCCTTTAAATCGGACACCCTTTTGGCTTCAGATTGGTCGGCCTCTAGTCGTTCCCATGCCTTGGTCACGGCGGTGGCGAGTTGACGACCGAAGGCCATCTGGCGGGCGTAGTCGATGGGGTCGGCCTTGGTAGCCCGGGCCATGGCGAAGGCCACGTCGGCCTCGGGCGGTGCGGGGAGATAGGACTGGGCCAGCCGAGACTCCGCGACGACGACCTTGGCCTTATCGGCGTTACGCTCGATGGCCACGAGGGCCGAGGCCACGCGGTGATCCGTCTTGTCTAGGTCTTTGCCGAGCGTGGCGACGTTGTCAGGCTTCGTCGGGGCCGGCGGCTGGACGGGCAGGGGCGGCAGAGCGTCACCCTTGCGGAACAGACTGCACCCGGTCAGGGCCAGGACGGCGATGACCAGGAACAGGCGCACAGGGTCAGCGTCCCTTGAGCGCGTCGAGAGCGGCCTTGCCCTTGGCCTCCAGTTCGGAGGCTTTGGCGGCGTGTTTCCGCATGACGAGCAGACCCGTGATCAGGCCGGCGATGAATGAGAGGATTGCGAGGATCATAAAAATTAGCTTCCGAAATTGTCGAAAGGAAGGGATGCCGATGTGCCATTGTATGCGAGTAAGTAAGGGCCTACGATAGAAGTAGCATCAATCATAAATGTGCCGTCTCCCGCCAAGTAACCGTTGCTCCAAGATGTAGCAGAAATACCATTAACAGTGACGTCATCACCAAAATTGGTTTTTGAGAAAGCACGATTGCTCATGAATGTGACAGTTAAGTCTGTTCCAGAAAGACTAGTGGCAATAATACGACCCGTGATCATATCGGCAATCGCCTGGTCTGCAGAATAAGAGGGAGGAGGCGGGGACGCCGCAATGGTCTGCACCGAACCGTCGCTGAACATGATGCCGTTCGAATCGACCTTGAGCGCGGCGGTCGTATCAGGGGCGACGCCGATGCCGACCTTGCCGTGCTGATCCACGACGAATCGGGTCGAGTCAGGGGTCGTGCTGTCCTCGACTTCGATGGCGTTGGCTACTCCGAGCTGAGTGACACGCAGGGCAGCGGTCGATGACGAGGTCGTGTTGATGACCATCTGGCCCGTGAACGTGTTGAACTGGTTCAGGGCGGGAACGTTGTAGTTTACCCCGCCAGTTCGATAAGTGATCTTCGGCGAAGCAGCGTTGGAAATCCAGAGATCGCCGTTGGCCGCGCTGGCCGGGGCAGAGTCGCATTGCCCTCCGAGGTTCACGCTCGGGCTTGATGCCGAAATCGTTGCCAAGTTGACCTTGCCCGTGAACGTCGCCCCGGAGAGGTTCGCCTTGCCCGCAGCCGAAGCAATCGTGAAGTAAGTCGAGGCCGCGGTCGTGACTTCGAGCTTCGCATTCAGCGCCGTCGCAAGGTCGGTCTGATTGCCGAGCGTGCCGGTGATGCCGCCCCAGGCAACGGAGGTCGCAGGGACAACGCCGCCCACGTTGACCGTCCAAGAGGCGTACGTTCCCGACCCGGTGTGGTGATTGATGTCCACGGTCAGGACGCCAGTGCCGGAGTTGTACGTCAGAACCTCGCCGTGCATATGGTTCGACGCGTCGTAAGAGATCGTGATGCTTTGGGTCGGCGTGTAAGAGAGGCCCGTGCCAATCGTGAAGGTCTTATTCGTATTGCTAAGGGTGTTGCTCGTCGTCGAGGTCGTCAGGTAGCGGTCGCCCGGGATGAGGGTCTGGAACGAGGCGTCGAAGTTCGAGCCGGAGTTTTTCGTGAGTATCTGGCCGACCGTGCCGCCAGTGGGCAAGCCGGAGCCGGCGACGAAGGCAGTCGTTTGAATGGACGTGTCGGGGAAGACGATGCCCTGGGACGGCTGGATCGTGAACTGTCCCGAGCCCTGCTGGTTGATGGTCAGGGAAGTGGCGCCGAGGTTGGCCACGCTGGTCCCAGCGCCGGGGATGTTGACGCCTGAAAATGTCGGGGTGTTAAGGGAGCCTAGGCCAAGGTTATCTCGGGCCAAGCTGAAGTTGGTCAGCGAGCCGAGGTTGTCGGCCTTGGTCAGGTAGGGCGTGAGAGCCGAGGCCGTCAGGAAGCCCGAGGGGTTTCCGCTTAAGGGATAAAAACCAGCGGTCACCCAAGACTCGGTCGCGTAACCGGCGAGGGATAGGGTTGACCAGTTGGTTGCGTAATCGACACCAGTGGTCGTCTTGGTCAAGAACTGGCCAGCAATGCCGCCGACAGGAACGCCAGGGCCGGGGATGCCCTGAGCTCCAGCGGGTCCGGCAGGTCCTTGGGGCCCGGGCGTCCCGACCTGTCCCGAGATGGTCCCGCCAATCAGGCTGTTGAATGTTCCGTTGATGGTCGCCATGTTATGCTTGAGTGATGGTCTCCTCCACCTTGACGCGGAAGATATTGGAATGTGTCACGGGGGAGCCGGCGAATTGGAAGCGGATGTCCCAGCTGCCTAGGCCGATGGACCAGTTAGAGGTGTCGCCGACGTAGGTCGTGGAGAAGGACAGGCCGTCAACGGCGAGGGCCACGGTCATATCGTACTCGTGGCCGCAGTGATCGCGGAGGGTCGAGGTGATGGTCGTGCCTAGCAGGTTCGCCGGCTCGCCAGCGCCAGGGACCCATGTCCAGGTGCAGGAGAAACTGTCGCCCCTAGAGAAGATGGTGGTGTTGGCCATGGCGTTCTAAATCTGCGGGGGCGGGCATCCCGTCAAAGACCTTTGCTGTGCTGGCCAGCTCAGGCCACTAGTTGACCAGGTTATACCACCAAGCGGACGGGTTCAGCGTATACCCTGGGATAATCCACATGGACTCGAACCAAGCGTAGTTCGACACGTTGTCAAAGTCGTCCGCGGCGGCAGCGTCAAACTCTGAAGGGTCAGGGGCGTTTGAATAACTTAGACCAAGGTTTTCAGTCCAGTTGATACGGAGGTCAATCGGTCCGTATTCATACTGAGTAACCAGCCAAGAGTTGGTGCCCGAGTCCCAATCGATTTGAGCAATCTTCTTGTAGGTGTATCCGATGCGCTGCGGCACGGACGAGCCATCGTCGACGGTGGCTCCGTTGATGTACAGCCTTCGGTAAGAGGTGCTACTATAGGGCGGCGCCTGAATGCGATCAGTCATCACCGTGTCGTCCGTAGGATATACGGAGATGAAAGGCATCTCGGCATCAATCAGACGATCGGCAGCGTGTGTGCCTGCGTTGTCTAACCAGTCAATCATTGAGATGGTCACCAGCCATGAGTTGGAACCTCCCTCGTAATCCCCATTTATGATTTCTACTTTTCCGTCCCCGGCGAACCATTCAAAGCGAGGGCCGTCCGTAGCAGTTCCTGCTGTGCGCGTACCGTTCCGGTAGACGGACCAATCCGTGATGCGGGCCTGCTTTTCAGTCCATGAGAAAAACGTAGGCCCGCCGGCTGAAGAGGGGAACCCGCCGCCAGGGGAGAAGGGGAAGCCAGACTTACTGAAATCGACAACGCCCTTGTATGTCTTGACGAAATAGTCGTCGCCCTCCTTGACCACAATACACTGGAACTGCTGGTACGTCTGGGCGGCCGTTTCCTTGAACGGCTCGGAGATGTCCAGGCTGACGCCGTAGCCGCTGGAGCTGAAGCCGTAGCCGTTGCCGGGTTGGATGCTCATGAAGCGGCGTAGACTTCGGCCGGGTAGCCTTCGCGGTTGAACCGAATCTCGTAGTTAATCTTAACGATCTTAGGAGCCGCGCCGACGGGCACGCAGTAATCCTCGAAGGAGGCCTGCGATAGCAGGATGGTATTGCGGGTCGTTCCCTTCACGCTGGCAGTCCATGTCGTGCCGAGGTGGTCGGGCAGTAGCTTGATTCCGCCGAACGTATTGGCCGAGGATGTCTTGCCCACTGCGTCCCTGATGATGGCCACATTGGCTAGGTTCTTAGTATAGATGACCCCAGAGAAGGACGTGATCGGGGAGAGGTAGTGGGTCTTCCCGTAGTAGTACTGCTTTGCCGCCGTGCTTGAATCCTTGAAGCCTAGGAACCCGCCGGCGTTTGTGGCCGTGCCTTTGAACGTAGCGCCGAAGATGCCGCCGACTCGTTCCTCAAGGTTGATAGTGGAGGTCGAGAAGGTCGTCCCATTGCCGGCGATGGCCGTCGTGAAAGGGGCCGTCGGTCCGAAGAAGTTCGGGTGGGTCGTGATGTGCTCCGAGGTCAGGCCATGTGAGGCGGTCACGTTAGGGGCGGTGTTTTCCCCTACGGCTAGAAGGATACCGACGTACTCGGCGTCGATAGTATCCACGTCCAAAGCCCCGCGGGTAAGCGTAAACTTGTGACAGAAGAAGTCAGAGTAGACAGGATGCACCTGCCCAGTGGTGACGGCCGTCCCGCCGACCGTCTTGTCCACGAGGTAGGTCGCCCGGGCGGTCATCATGCCGTAGCCGTCATTGGTAAATGCGCCTCCTGGCTGGACGAACTTGGCGGTCAGGTCATTGCCTGCTTTGATTAGGGCCATGGTTATTTAGATTTGGTGACGAGAGGGCTGCGGTTTGGAGAGGCGTTGGCCGGGGTGCTAGGCGTGGCGCCTGACGCGGTGACGTCCATGACGCTGGCCGTATAGCCATACTTGGCCGCGAGAATCTGGAGGCAGGTCAGTTGCTGGAGGGCGATGCCCTGCTGTTCTTGGAGGGCCGTCACGATGGGGTTGGCGCCGACGCCGATCACGTTGCCGGAGATGGCTCCCGTGCTTGAGGTCGTGCCCTTGGTATCCGCGGCCTTTTCCTTTTCGGTGCTAGCGCCACCTGCCTTGATGGCGGCGAGCAAGGCCTTAGATTTGTCGGCGCCTCCAGATGCAGCGGCCGTCGTGCCAGTCGGAGTGGTCGAGCCATCAGCTCCCATTGCGACCAGGGCGGCGCCCATCGGGGTCGACGTTATTGCGCCAGTGACAGCGGATGAAGCAGCCCCCGGGGCAAACCTATCTAGGAAATTGAAAAGACCAGTGGCCGCATCTTCGGCGACCTTAGAAGCCCACTTGCTGTAGTTATTGTAAACGTTGAAAAGGTTGGCGGCGAGTTTGACCATGCTTGCGTTCAGCCGGTCCATGCCGTCGTTGTAATCACCCATGGCCTTGAGCGTTTTTGCGTCCACGATCGGGGCGTCGGCGATGTCCTTCTGGAGTTTCTGGAAATCGTTAAGCATCGGCAGGATGTCGTTGCCAATCTTGTCGCCGAAGAGGGCCGTCGTAATGAGCAGCCGTTCCGAGTCATCAGCCCCACCGCCTAGCGCGGCAGAGATAGCTAGGAAGACCGAAGTCGCGTCGCCTGCCTTCAGCTGCTCCATCGTGACGCCGAGGGCCTTGAACATCTCGACCTTCTTCCCCGTGCCGGCGGCTGCCTCGGCCATGTCCACGCGCAGCTGACGGGTCGCCTTAGCCAGGACGGAGACGGACACGCCGGACTGTTGCGCCGCGTAGGCCAACCCCTGGAACTGCTCGGCCGATAGGCCGCTTCGGTCCACCTGATCAGCGACCTCGCCGAGTTGCTTAAAGGTATTGCTAAGGAAACTCAGGGCCTTGTCGAAGAGAACGGTCGCCGCGAACATTCCCGCGAGCTTCTTGCCGATGTCGCTGCCGGCCTTCTTGAACGAGTCGCCCAGGGAGTCGACGGACTTCTTCGCCCGACCCGTCACTTGCTCGACGTCGGACTTCCCCTTCAATTCATATTCAAGTTTCTGTGCCATTGGTCTCGGGGGTCTTTACCTCTGCGGGAGGGGCAACCTTTTCGAGTCGCTCCTGTTCCTCCATGAAGGCCTCCTCCTCGGTCGTCAGAATCTTTGACTCTGAACCGTTGGCCGCAGACCAAGCCGCGTTCATCCAGATGGCCTGACACTCAGGCATTTCCCAAGCCCTCTTCTCGTCGATGCCGTTCTTGATGAGCGCCGCGATCACGCCTAACGGCCAAGGGATGCCGATGTCGTCGGCCGTCCCCTTCTTCTTTTCAGGGGTGTCCCAGAACCTAGGCCAGCAGCCGACCATGCAGTATTCCCCGAAGCGCTCAATCTCGGTTGCGAACTTGCCCGGGTGTTTGTTGAGGTGCTCGACCATGCGGACCTCGGCCGGCTCCAGGTCGCCAAGCGGCTCCTCGGCGCATATCTTGACCGCGGCTAATAGGTCCAGGGCGGTCGGCTCCGTCTTGCCCGTAAGCAGCGGAGACTCGATGGCCATAAGCCGCACGCGGTACTTGAGGCAAAACGGATAAACGGAACGACCAAGGATTTGCACCTTGGCCGCCGGGTCTGTCCAGGCGCGTAGGAATCTTCCGTCCACGCCTTGAGTCTACCCCTCTCGGGGCGGTGTCAATTACGCGTAGGTGATACCTTCGTAATCGACGGCTTCGACGGAGACGCTGCAGAAACCTTTGTTCTGCGACTTCTCGTCGACCTTGGTCACGATTCCCACGAAGCTCGCCGAAGCGGTGCCAGCAGGATAGGCCGAAAGGGTGTTGGTCGTGAAGGTGAGGGTCGCGCCAAGGGTAGGGACGGTCGAGGTCTTCACGATGCCGTCGATGCTCAGGGTCGTCTTGCGATCGTCGAGCCGATGGGTGACGGTGATGCCGGCCTCGTTCTGCACAGTGTCTTCGTTGTTGAAGCCAGAGGAGACAGAGAAGGACTGGACGAATAGATTCGCCACGGTCCCAGTGCCGATGCCGTAAATGCAGGAAGTGCCGTTGAGGATAGCAGCCATAGTCTTTGAAACTGCGGGAACGGGCAACCCTTAGGGGGTCGGGTTCACGACCACCGGGACGGTGTAGCTGAGGACGGTCGCCCAGGAGCGCTCGTCCCGGCCTTCATCTTCGGAGTCGGGGATGACGTCATAGCATAGGGCAGAGCCATCGGTAACGAAGGCGGCCTTGATTCCAGAGACGTTGGACATTGACCCGGCGATGGCAGCGCATCGGTCGCGGTGCTGGGTCAGGGTGTTGTCGTCGGCGTTGGAGAAGATCGTGACGCGGACCGAGCAGTAGTAGTTGCCAGCGCCCTCGGGCAGTTCGGGCGGCGTACGGGCGGAGTCGCAAAGGACCACGCACTTGGGGAGGACGTTGATCTCAGCGTTGTCGCCAGTGTAGACGGCCACGCCAGCAAGGCCTGTCTCGGCGGTGAGGAAGGTATCGAGGACGGCCTCGACGATGTGGCGGGCTGAGAAGGTTCCGGGCATGGTTATTTGATTCCGTGTTTTTTGTTAAAGTTTTGTGTGTGATGCCTGAGCATGATTTCCATCATAGCAGGCATCTGTTTAACGCGGTTGCCGTAGACAAGGTTCTTCACGTCGGCGCCGGTTGCAATGCCATCCGTATCTCCCTTTTGATTCCCGATTGTAAGGTCAAAGATGAGCGTGCCCACTGTGCGTTTAGACATGGCAACGATGCCGTCCGAGTTGCTATGCCTCTTGATCCAGAGGGGAATCTGGGAGCGGCCTGCATTGGCTCGGGACTTGGGTCCGCTAAGGCCTTTTGGCTTGGGGAGTTTAGCCAGGGTATCGACCCAGCCTGCCTTGATGCGGCCGACAGACTTCTGGCGCTGCTTGATGTATTCCTTGAGGACTCCGTCCTTGGCTTCCATGCGCTGCCAGAACTCAATCCCTGGGCCGCCGTTCTTCTTGATTCGGCCGCCGAACTTTTTGAGCGCAGCTTGATGGACATCCCTAACACCCGACACGGTTTCGATCACGGAGCGGTTGAAAGTATTCCCTGCCTCCTCTTGGCCGATGCGGTTAAAGTAGTTCTTCAGTTTGCGGAAGGAGCGGACAGTCCCGAATCCGTTGTCGAACATCCGGGCGTAAAGGGCGTTGCCGGCGAAGACGTCCGTATTCTCCCCGGCCAGTTTCCAGAACTTGGACGGGTTGTTCATGAAGGCAGCCGAACCGAGTTTGCGGAAGAGGCGGCCGCGGCGTCCATTGACCGAGCCTGAGCGCTGGCCGACTACGACCGAATGCACGTCGCCCTTGATGGCGGCATTGCCCACCATGCGGGCTTCGTCGCTCATGCCGTCGCCTCCGGCCTTAACAATCGGAGGGGTGAAGATCATACTGTCGCGGCACATCAGGGCGGCCTGCTCCAGGAAGACATCTATCAGTCCGTCATTCGTACCCATTACGAAACGATTGATGGCGGCCATGAACTCCTCCCGGCTCTTGGGAATGATGCTGCCTTCAGCGATCATTGGTTGTCGTCGATGACCACGAGGGTGATCCAAGCCGAAAGGGTCTTGTAAGTCTGGCTGGTGATGCGGACGACCTTGCCCCCGACCGTCAGTTTCTTGCCGATGCCTAGGGCGGCGATGGGAACGCCTGCCGAGATGACCGCCGCCGAAGCCCCAATAGACCCGTCTGGCTTCGTCCAGGAGGCCGTTGCGGCGGGCAGGCGGACGGTGTACTGGGTCCGCTCCACAAAGCCCCCAGATTCAAGCCCGGTCGTGTAGGCGGGTTCAGAGATGAGGGCCGAGAAGGTGACGGTCGAGCCGGCCGTGGCGCAGGGAATCCCCAGGTCAAAGGTGATTTCCTTCGCATCGTTCAGAAACTCTTGACCGTACAGGCTCATACATCTGCGGACTCGGGCAAAAAAAAGGCCCCCATTTCTGGAGGCCTTTCATCGTGGGGCTTTAAGCCCCGGCGATTACGGGTTGTAGACCGCGGCGATCGTGCCGCTCGTGACCGCCTTGTTCGCGCCGAACATGAGTTCAGCCGAGGCGACCAGGTTGCGGGTGCTCTTGTCGGCCCACACGTTGTAGTAGATGCTCATGCCGAGGCCTTCGAGGGCGACGACTTCCGAGACGAGCATACCGTCGCGGACGTGGTCGAGGGAAGGAGCAGCGGCGGCGAGAGCCACGGCCTCAGGGGCACAGGCGAAACCAGCGAGCTTGGCCTCAGACGGGAACTGGGAAGCGTAGAAGACGCCACCGTCGAAACCGTAAGCACCTTCGGACAGGGGCAGGGATGTCGTGCTGGTCGGGATGAGCTGGCTGTAGATGCCAGGGTTCACGATCAGG